CTAATTTAATTTGATCCGCACCTTCAGCTCTAAATAATATTGTATTGTCTGTAGCAAAATCTATATCATTATCTGCGTCTCTTCCTACTACTAAACTTGTATTTGTAATTGAAGTAAATACTGTTTGACTTGCTTCTAAAGCAAAATCTATATTGTCATTAGATGTATCATATGTAACTGCAATACCTGTTTCAGTATTACTAGATAACATATTAGTACCAACAGTATCTCTAATATATGTAGCTAAAGCTGTTCCATCTACTGTAATAGCATCAGCTTCTAGAGTACCATCTACATCTACATTACCAGATATATCTAATTCTGTTGCTACAACTTTATCATTAAATGTAGCAGCACCTGCTTCACTCATATCTAAAGTTAAAGCTGTAATATCTGAACTACTATCTGTACCTTTAAATATAATATCTGCATCACCAGCTTGAGCATCTATTGTAATATTTCCTGAAGAAGTTGCTAAAGTAACTGCTGCGTCACCTGTAGAAATATCATCTAATGCAACTGCAGCACTTGTATATGTATTTATTTGAGAAGCATTAATATATTTTGTTGTACCACCATCATCTACTAAAAATTTATCAGTATCTGCTAATGTAATACTTGTACCATCTGTACCACTATCAATTTGAATAGCACCACCTGCAACTTTATCTGCTGTACTAATTGTAGATAATTTACTATCAGCTATTGAACCTGCTAACATAGCACTTTCTACAGCACCTGAAGCAATTGTTACTGCTCCATTTGAAGCCATTGTAACATCACCACTAACTGCTACTGGATTATAATTTGTACCATCTGCAACTAATACATATCCTGAAGTATTGGTACCCATTGTAATATCATCACCTGTAACAGTAAGATCTCCACCAACTGTTGTATTTCCTGATATATCTACTGCACCATTAATATCTATTGTAGTTGCATTAATTTCTATTTCACTATCTGATACTAAATCTAAAACACCATCTGCTGATTGATGTATATATGTTCCTGTATCACCAAATAATAATTTGTTAGTTGAGTTTAAAGTTAATCCTGTACCATCAGTATGTGTTAAAGTTGTATCTGAATCTGCACCAAAACTTAATACAGCAGAGTCACTTAATAATTTAAGATCATCACCAATAACAGCATCTTTTGCTACAGATAATCCACCATCAGTTTGTAATGATCCATCTGTTGTAGAAGTTGCTTCAGTAGTGTCGTCTGTTTTTACAATTCCACTAGCTGTAACTGTTGTAGCAGTTAATGCTTGTGCAGCAATCGTACTACCTGCTTGTGCAGTAAATGTATTTGCTGTAAATTGAAAATCATCAGCTCCTGCAATTCTAATATCTATTTGATCATCTGTATCTGCTGTAATACTTGTATCCGCATCAGCGTCTAAAATTAATTCATTACCATCTAAATCATGTCCTGCAGTAGATCCAATTCCTGAATCAACCATATTTGGATTAGTTGCATGATCTGCAGTTGCATAAACAAGTTTTGTTCCTTTATCAGTAGCAGCCCATGTAACAGTGCTTCCTGATCCAGAAGCATATTTAAATGTAAGGGTATAAGCACCTGCTGTGCCATTAACTAAAACATACATTTGTTGAACATCTAAAGGAACTGTAACTGTAGTGTTTGCACTAATTGTTCCAGTAAATTTTATAACTCTGTGTGCAAGAGTTGCACCTGTTGATCCATCAGAAACAGATAATGTAGTTGGAGTTGATGTTACTGATTGTTCAACATAACCACCAGCAAGTTGTTCTATAATTTGTAAATTGGTATTGGTAGTTGTACCCCATGTACCGGCATTTTCGCCGGTTGTCATTAGTTCTGTACCAAGACTTGTATAACTTGATGCCATTTATTCTCCTATGCGCTTCCTACAAATACTTCTACATCACATGAATCTGTGTCTGCATCCGCTGTAATATCTACTAAATCATTTAAGGATACTGTTAATGCAGAACCTCCTGCATGCATAGTATCTACAACCCCACCACTATTATCACCAGGATATATAAACGAGTGACCAGCGTCTACTTTAATTGCAAACTCTGTACTGTCTTCATCTCTAAATGTTAATGTAATGTGGTTAGTTGAATCTAAATTTGTAATTCTAATATATCTAACATCATCTTCATCAAACTGACCTGCTAAATAACTTTTAGATAAATCTGTTGAAGAAGCTGTAGCAAAACCAAGTAACCCTGTTTCAGTAGTTGAAATGGTTACGATTCTTTTAACAATTTCATTAACACTAGAAATATCTAATGATCTTTCACTGTTATAACTATTATTGTTTAGTGTAATTTCTTCTATTACTTTTACTGTTAGTGTTGCCATATTTTAATCCTTACGGTGTCTGTTGAGGAACAGGTATACGTGGTTCTCCATCCGTATAATCATCCCGTCTACGTCTACCAATTTGTTCAGAACCAAACTTTTGTACTTCAGTTTGATACTTCTGTTCATAGAGTTGTAGCATATCCATTGGACCTTTTAAATAGCTAAATGCTTCTACCAAGCATGCATATAAAAGTCCATTGCCAAAATTTAAACTTAAATAAGTTGTTGTGTTTGCTGAACTTAATCCTAAAGGCCTAGCATTATAATGTAATTTATACATAAAAGCTGAACTTGGAGTAGGTACAATAGTAATTTTTCCAGAAGTTGTGGCTCCTGCTCCCGTTGCTCCTCCAGACATTGCATAGTATTTTGGAGTTCCAGTAGTAGTTTCTGCTGCATCATATTCTCTTAAATAGCTAATATCCTTCTTTTCTAGCCAACTATTAGCTCCAGTTGCAGCTGTAGTTGAAGTATAAACCTGTATACCTCTTACAAATAAAGTACCAGCTGGTACATTTACATTGTCTTTTGAAGCAACTAAACTACCTATAACTTCTTTTCTATCTGCATCAATTGGTACATCTCTTTGAATTCTAAGTTCTGAATTATCTATAAATTGATCTGTAATTGTGCTTGAAAGTACGTCTGTTCCAACTTCAGTATAGTTTCCAATCGCTGTTGTTAATGTTGAATAAGTAAATCCTGCCATCTTAATCCTCTAATGTTGCCGGACCAGCCGAACAACTATTGCCTCCTCCTGATATTCCTCCACTTGTAGCAGTGTTTGTATCAACAGTAAAGTGGTAGTAGTCATCTGTATTTGTAATATCTCCAGCTGAATCTCGCTTCCCAACGGTAATCGAGTAGCCAGCAGCTTTTGCTAAATTCGCTCCTGTGATTCCATCAAAACCAACTGGATTTTGATAAGCATCAGAATCGGAACTTGTCCATATTGGACCTCTAAATCTTACCATGTCACTTGTTGATCTCTCATGACTTTTTTCATAAACATTTATAATTCCAGAGCTTGCTGCAATTGTTTCAAAAGGATTTGGATCTAACATTCTAGCGACTTCATTCTCTTCTCTTGCGGGTCTCGCATTTGCTAAACCATGTCCATCTCCTGAATAATGTCTTGTTTCTAATTGAGGATGTTTCGCTTCATATTCAGATTTATGAACCAACATACCATTCCATTCTCTGATCATTTCAGAATATGGAAATTCCATTCCCGATCGGTCTGATATTGCTTTAGCGTATTTTCCTCTTGCAAATGGCATAGTTAAGTACTCGGATAATAAGTTTTCGGAGTTATGTGAGTGCTTGTAGAAGATCCATCTTCTGATAAAGCTCTTGCTAACTCGTCTTCATATAATAATTTTAATTCTTGCACTCTTTGTGGTGCATATTTTTGTGCTAAATAAAATGATAATCCTGATGCCATACAAGGAACAAACCTATATGGAACATCTGTTGCATCCGTATAAGTTGCATCAGCGTCTTGAATTCTTTTTACAAAATAAATATGAACATCTTTCGATGCTGCTGTTGAATCGGGTGTTGGATATAAATGTACTGTTGTTTTGTCCACGAACCTTTGAACCCAAAATCTAACGGGTGTTCCTTTAGACAATTTATTAGCTAATCCAGAATAAGTTGCTCGACTTGTTTTTGTTAATGCGGAATCTGCTTCAGATGTAGTTCCTCGACCAGTTCTATAAGTTGCTTCAAGAACGTCAGCTACACCATAAGTTGAAGATCCACTTGTTCCACCTACTGTAGTAGAAGAAGTTCCATCTCCTGATGCTCTATAGAAAGTATATTCAGCTTGACCTTCGACAAGTCAATATTAGTGTCGCCTACTTCCCAGTAGTGCAAACCTCTATTGCCCCATTCTTGAAATAATATATTTAAAGAACGTCTTGCTGTTTTTAATTGATATCCCGAAACAGATTGTAAGCCAATTCGCTCATAAGCTTCTTCAATAATCTCATCAACAGCAAATGTTTTGTCGAACGTTACTGTTCCGGAAGTAGTATTAGCCATTTGCTACCTCCTAGTAAGATTTCTTCAACTCTAATATAATCGTATACGCATCATTGTTCGTATGATGTAAAGTCGTTAAATCTAAATCTCCAGTAATTCCAGAACCAGC